TATATAATCCTTAAAAGGAGACAGTGGTGGTATGGTGGTACCCACTGCCTCCATTTAAGAACTATATCATCCTTTAAACCAAGATGGAAGACCTAAATGAGGACGTTTATCAAACTTGTTTTGTTCTGCCTTTTTAGAAATTTGGTTATAATGTAGAAAGACTTGAGCACAATCGTCCCCTTCAAATGGTTCTCTCCAGTGCTCTAATTCACATCCAGAGTAAATTAACATATCACCAGGGTTTAAATCAACTTTAACTCCTTTAGCATTACTTTCTACTGTTATTTTTTTACCATCTGGAAGACCTACATTTTCATTAGGACTTAAATAAATAGGCCATTTATCTCCACCAAGATTTAAAGTAGTAGATATTTCACAGCTAAATCTATCTTTGTGTCTTTTTAAAATATCTCCTCTTTTATAAATTCTTGCATAAGAATATGTTGGAGTTAATTTTAATCCAGTATGTTTTTCCATAGCGGGTTTAACCCACGTTAATAAGGTTTCCATAGCTACGTCTGCATAATGAGAATAGGTTTCAGGAACTTGTTCATCATTCCAAACTCCCCATTCGTTGGTAAACTGAGAGATGTATCTTTTATCAAAAAAAGTTCTTGCTACTTGTCTTTTTAATAAAAAATATTGAAAAACAAATTTAGCTAATTGAGGGCTAATTGCTTTTTTTAAAACAGTGTATTTATTTTTTTTAAAATTCATATTAATTTTACTCCTTCTTTTAGTGTTAAATCACCTACGGTTTTATCCACCCATTCTGTTCGATCAAAATGAGTTGTTTGTGGAAGTTTCTTTTGATACCATTTAGGTTCGGGTATTTTTTTTAAATTCCACGCCCAATAGGATCCATCTTTAAATCGACACACATAACCAGGTATTCTATCTCCACAATTTTTAACTAAAAAATCATATTTTATTTTTTCAATTAAAGAACCATTAAAACGTTCGGGAGTATAAGCTTCTCTATTTTTTAATTCCATAATGTAATTTTTATTATGAACATCAATAGGATTCATTGGATCATTTGTTTTATTAACTGGGTCCGATGAAAATACGAAACCATTTAATTCGTGGATCATTTGATCTTGTGTTTTATACCAACCCATTATTTTTTTTTCATTGATGTTTCTTTTGATATAGAAGATGGAACTGCTTGTATGTTCCAATGTATAAATCTAAAAGGTTCTAACCCCATATCTACAGGGTATTGATGTGGAGTATAACCAGGAATAATTACCATCGTTCCAGGTTTAACATTATAATGTACCGCTTCATTTGCAAATGAAATTTTACCTCCATCTTTTTGTGGAAGTCTTGTCATTTGAGCACCAGGTCTTGGGTCGTGTAAAACTGGCATTGAAGTTTTATCACTACATTTTAAAAAATAAAATCCAGAAACGTGTTGATTCCAATGCGTATGAATATCGTGATGCCCAGCCCCTTTTTGTGAAAATTCTTGAACCCAACATTCTGTAAAATGTAAACTATGATTACTTATATTAAAGCCACACCAATCTAAAAATTCATAACTTCTTGCTCCACAAAAATCTACAAATTCTTTAGCTTTAGGATCACTATTAAATGATTCCGAATGATTAGATAAACCAAAATCTTCTAATTTAGTATTAAATTTTTTATCTCTTTCTTTAATAGCTTTAGCCAGTACAGTTTTTTTTGTTTTTTTTAAATATCCATCTGTTAATTTTAACATTGTTTTAAGAAACACTGATGCATCTGCCGTCCAAACTGGGGTACTAAAATAAGCAGCACTATTAAATTTTACGTGATTATTACTTCCTTGCATATTATTTAAATGGATAACCTAGACTCCATATGACTAGACTATTCCTTTCTCCTTTGGTTACGGGTTTGACTCTATGCCATACAAATGAAGGAAATACAACTAAAGAGCCTTTTGGTAATATTTCAGTACAAGTTTTAATGTTAGGTTTTTTATCGGGATCTTCATTTCTAAAATCAAACTCTAACTCTCCACCTTTGTATTCTTTGGGATCTGTTAACGTTACCGTTACAGATAATTTTCTAATCTTTCCTTTCGTGGGACCTTCTTCCTTATAAGCTTTATCCCAACTATCACAATGCCAATCATAGTATTGGCCTTTTTTATAAATGGTAAACTGACAAGATTCAGAAAAATCCCATTCAAAATTCCAATTAGCATTTTTATTTGCCGTATGAATATAAGGATGAATTTCTTTATAAATCCACGGATCATTCATCCACATAACATTAGAGTCTCTTTTCTTTTTTAAATCTTTTAATTCTTCTTTAGTTAAGGGGTGTTTATTTAAATCTCTATCTCTACCTAGACCCCCTGTAATAGCTGTTACTTCTCTCTTTTTTTCTTGTTTACCATATTTTACAATCAGATCACATATTCGCTCAGGAACTGCAGATTGAAAATACCAATAATAATTAGATATATTCATAAGTTGTAGTTAAAATTATATTCATTTTTTGAGATTTATTGGGACTAATAAAATATTGTTGAGTGCTGGGAAACATAACAAAGTTATTGTTGTTTAAAGGCATATGCCAAGTTCTTCCTTTTCTTCTATTGTCATCATATTCTATTACAACGCCAGTAGAATCCTTTTCAACTTCCACTCCATAAATAAATGTATAGTCTGGAGCATTTCTTAAATCAATCGGATCAACATTAGCTCTAGAAAAAGATTTTTGATTGTAATCATAGACATTTCCCCAACTTAATTTAGGGACCAATGTTTTACTATACTCACCATTAAAATGATCACGTATATAATCTTGTAACCATTGATGCGCTTGAGAAAATTCTAATTTAAAATCAGAATAAGCATAATCTTTAATATTATTACTTATTCTTTTTTCTTGTATAAAAGATTCTAAAATGCTGTTTTTAATAACATTTCTTTTAATTTCAAAACCTTGAGGTGTGTTAATTTCACCATAATAAAGGTCAATTTCTGACAATACTTTCTTTTGCATACCTATTAGGTATGTAATAAAATCTACCTAAAATGTCAATATTATTATTTGGCTGTTTTATCCCAAGATTGGTCAGCTTCATTCCACACATAATAATGTGTAGTTGCTTCTTCTTCAGATAATGCAGGTTCGTCACCAATAGGTGATTGCCATCTTGCTTCTGATGTATTAAGAACCCACGAATTATAAGGTTTTTTAGCTAGAAAAATATCGTTATCTTCATCATAAGAATGACCTATTCCAGCATAATTACCTCTAAATGCTTTAGAGTTATCTCCTGAGTTATGAGTGTTGTGTACTGTATTATAAGATGTTTGTTTCCATAGGGGCCAATTATGTAGTCTTTCTAAAAACTGTCTACCTACTTCTTCATCTTCAACACCATCAGCATTTAAACAATCACTATCATTCACGACGTGAACGGCTATAACTTTACTATTTATTCCTAATTTTGCGAAATGTGCCATAATGTTTCTCCTTATATTATACTTATTTTAAAAAGTAAATCCATATTAATTATTGATATTGATACCTTATTATTACTATACCAGATCCACCAGCTCCTCCATTTTTAGCGTTTCCTCCACCGCCACCACCGCCACCACGATTAGTAGTTCCTGATACTCCGGGAGTTGCACACGGACCACATCCACCGCCACCACCGCCACCACCAGTACCGCCAGCTCCACCTAATCCTGCATAAGGATCTGATGCTCCACCACCGCCGCCTGCATATGCAACGGGACTTCCTGATATACAAGAAGTTGATCCTGCGCCTCCTGCTCCTCCAATTACTCCTGGACCAGCGCCTGGAAGTCCATTTTGTCCAACTGCTGTTGCTCCACCACCTGCACCTGCACCACCTGGATTTCCGTTTGTGCCTCCAGCATTTCCTTGAGGGGGAGTTGTTGATGGCACATTTCCTGCTCCTGGTGTACCGGGAGCTCTTCCTGCTCCACCACCTGAAGCACCTGGAATACCATCATTAGGACTTGGTCCACCACCTCCGCCACCACCAGCTGATACTATTGAATTAAAACTTGAAACACTACCTGGACCACCAGCTGTTGCAGGACCTGGGGATGGAGTTGTTCCTGCTATTCCACCTCCTCCTACTACTACTGGATAAGTAGCTACTGAAACTGGCATAGGGGAAACGGGACTTGTTAAAGGAGAAGGTCCAGCTGTATAACAACCTGATCCTGTTCCTGCTGTAGCTCTCCAACCTCCAGCACCTCCTCCACCTGAACCATTATACCCACCTCCTGCTCCACCACCTACTATCATATAATCTACTGTGGTTGAACCAGAAGGTCCACCAGCATCTGTGACTTGAAAACATCCATTTCCTGTAAAAGTATGAATTTTATAATTACCAGAAGTAGTTATGGTACCTCCTGTTGCTTCAACAAATTCTTGTCCTACAACTGATGTATCTGTTTGGACATTTTCCCACCCTTGAGTTCCATCAACATAAATCATTGTAAGGGATTGACCTGCTGTGCTTAAGGTTGCATCAAGACAATTACCACCAATTTTAGATCCACCTCTACCTAGAGTTACTGCTTTACAAGCTGTTCCCCAAGTGTCTAAATAATCTTTTAATGAAACTATATCTCCTGCAGTTGGAGAAGATGGTAAAGTTACCGTAACTGCTCCGCCTGTTGTATTAATAAAATATCCTTTTCCACTTACGGCTGTAAGGGGACTTGTTTTAGCTGTTGTACACCAATCAACTGTACCTGTACGACCAAAACCTGTTTGAGAAGCACCAGTGCCTAATGCAATTGTGTCTCCACTTTCTCCTAAAGTAACTGTGGTTCCTGATCTTGGTGCAATTGTATTAACTTTAATTTTACTCATTAAACTATTACCACCGTTCCTGTTATTGTTACTGTACCTGGTAAAGTAAGAGGTCCTGCAAGAACTGCATTCTCTACTGTTTGAGTTCCATCAATTGTTGCCGCTTGATTGGGTATAAATTCATTAGGGCTATACTGCCCTCCTATATATTGGATTCCATTTATTGTTGCCGTCATAATTACTCCTATGAACTAATGGTATCAATGTATGAACAAGTAACATCTAGTGAACTTGCTGTGTCACTAACTGCTTCTAATACATCACCACTAGCCAAAACAATCTTAGCGCCACCTTGAATTAATTCAATAGCTGAATTTGGTGGAATCACAACTCCTTTAGCTATAAAGTAGTCGGCTCCGCCTTTTGCAATTTTAACATCAATTGTAATGGTTGCTGTTAAAATATTACAGCATCTAATACCTATTACTGCATCATAATTTCCTGCAGTTAAGATAGTAGTGTCGCCTGTTCCGATTGTTCTTACTAAACTGTTTCTAAAATCTTGTGCCATATTTTATCCTTATATCAGAGAGCTACCGCCATAGCAATC